GTATAGGTTACTTTAAGTCTATTGGATATATCTTATAGTCAAATGACTCACTAGAGTATATCTTGATACGTTCAAGGAAATGAAGAATGGTATGATTCTTTTTGGATTTCCAGGAAAGGTCGTCAGCAATATCATATAAGGTTGCTGAAACTTTATCTCCTGATTTACGGAGACCTCTACCAATAGATTGAAGATTACGAATACGAGATTTGGAAGGACTTGTAAATACAATATTTTGTAGATTAATAATATTTGTACCAGTTGATGTGGTACCTGAACTAGCTAGAATGATACAATCAGTAGATGATTCTACTGCATGTCGAATTGACTCACGTTTATCGGCTGACACGTCACCAGATATAAAGAATAAAGGTCTTGTTCCTACTTCTTGTTTTAACATCTCATGCATGACTTTACCATGTTTCTCAACAAAGTTAAAGAATACAATAGTATTTCCAGTTAATGATAGTACAAGATTCTTAATGAATTTATTTCGAGCTTGATTAGTAACAATGAAATCTAGTTCACCTTGATAATCCATCTTAGAGACTTCTTTTCTAAGATCATCTGAATATTTTAATACTAGTGCTTTAATCCTTAATTCTGCTACAGTACCTTTCTTCATAAGTTCTGAAGTGGTTGTAACTTTTCTTACAGGACCAAAGAGACCCTCTAAAACCATGCGATTTGTTAATGCTCCATCCAATGTACCAGTAAAGCCAAAACGATGTTGACAAGATGTTAGATTTGTCATAATAGTAGTCAGACTCTTGCTTTTGTAGAGGTGCGCCTCGTCACCTATGACAAGATTAAATCTATCAAACCATTTTTTGGGAAGTTTAAACAGAGACTGCCAAGTTGAGATTACAATAGGTTTATTAGTTTCTTTTTCAATACCACCCATGATTTTATGAATGATATCACCCTTTAAACCATAATCAACAAAGTCAGAAGCCATTTGATGAACTAGAGATGTAGTTGGTACAATAATAAGTGTATTAGTAGCATAATGTCTAGTTAACATATAAATGATAAGTGATTTACCAGATGCTGTAGGAGATAATAATAATGCTCTTCTTTTTCTTACAGCATGTACATATGCATCAATCTGATAATCTCTAGGCTCTTTTGTAAGAGTCATTTTTTCAATTAGTTTTTTAGCTTCATGAATAGAAAATTCTTCATCATTTTCTAATCCTTCAGTCTCATATTCATAATTTCTAGATTGACAGAATTTTTCTACATAATCATTTAAACCAGCATAAAGTAAACATGTCAATGGGTGTAAAAGTCGCACCTTGCCGTCCCAAACTTTATTTCGAACAGCAGGCATAAACTTTGCACCAGGAACTTCAAATGTAAATTTCTGTGCTAATTCCATAATAATACCGGGTTCACTGTCTATCTTGTTATAGACTTCATTAAATTTTTTAACTATAATCTTATCCATTAGCCACCCATGGTAAATCGTATAAATTCTACAGCGGTTTTAATAATATATCCACGATTATTGAGAGTTTTAATGATTGATTCTAAAAATTCTACTTTTTCTAATTGAACACCAATCTGTAATGATATTTCAATTAGATCGGGGTCTGCATCCAAATACATTGGAATATCTGCTTTGATTATTACACCTTTGGCGGGTAATTTCCAACCTTTGGCTCTTGTTTCTTCATCATGGCCTTGTGTGAAGAATTCTGTTTTTTCTAATCTAAGTTTCTTGTAATCTGCTTCTATTCTTTTTAATCTAGATTTTTCAGTAACTAATAGTTTATAATATTTGTGATGTAACTTTGGGATCTTAAGTGCTTCATTAGCTAAGTCTGTCTTATCTATTTCAGCATCTTTTTCCCATTCAGAGAATAAAGATTCAAAATTCATATTCAATATCCATAATTAAAATGATATTATATAGTAACATAACTTATGTTAATTGTCAACCACCAATAAAAACATTTGATGAACCACGGCTAATAATATTATCAGTACCATATTCATCACCTATACGACCAACACCCTTTCCACCAATAAATACAGTGGATGAAAATGTTGTAAGTGTTGATGTATCAGGTCCGCACCCTCTAAATGCATGTGATCCTACAAGATCACCCTGAACAACTACCTTAAATCCATTAATATAAACTTGCCCAGAACCAGGTCCTGTCACAACATTAGGATTAGGAAATTTACAATCTTTACCTAATCCTGTTTTTGAAAATACTGTATCATTTCCATCTGCTCTAGCTGCTGCAGGCATTAAACTTTTCCTTGTGCTACTAATTGTTTAAATGCTGTTATTGATGGGTTATAATTCCAATAAACATATTGAGTCATAGTTACAGTATCATTATTTTGGCTGGGATTTATAGTTGATTTTGCTGTAAAATTATATCCACCAGTACTTTGATTAGGACTTATAAGAAAATAACCATTAGGTATAAATGGCGGATACCATTGAACTATTGCTAAAAAATTATTTGGTATTTGATTTGATGTTGTAGTAACTTGTGGATAAGTTTCTTGATCTAACACAAATCTATAATTTTCTACTATGTTTATTGATCCACCAGATATTGATCCACTCACTCTAATTCTAGGATTTTCTGCTGGTAATGAATCCAAAAGTGTAAATGCAATACCTGTATATCCACCTGTAAGCCCATAATCAAGTTCACCTATCTGAACTGCAGTTTTACTTAATGGATTAGCTTCATCAATTTGATAAAGTGTAAATTGTAAATCTATTGTAAATGATGTACTTGCATATACTGAGTATAATACAGTATTACCAGTATCATCTGTAGGTCTATTATCACCATCAATATAAGGCACATTTACTGGTGTCTGTGCAATTTCTAATTCATAGATATAAACTATAGGCCCACCACCACTCTCACTCATGTTACTTTCACGATATCAAAAATGGTATATACAAATCTAGCAGATGCTTCAATATAATTGACCGATTCATCAGTACTTTGAAAACTTATAGATGAAATGGAAATAGGAAATGCATCTTTAAAAATAAATTCATAATTAGAATTTTTCTGACTAGTTAATACAGTAACTACTATATCTGACTTTAAACCCTCGCCAGTATATGTTGCTTGATTTGCTAATACAGAATATTCATTAAATGAAGGTTTACCCAAAGCTCTAACCCAATTATGTACTTCAAGATAATTCTGTAAATTTTCATCAACTTTGAAGGTAATATCTAATTCATCATATTCAAGATGATCACCTGATAGGGGTATCTTTATTAGAGGATTTGGTGTATCTACTTTAGGTAAAGCAACACCTGGTATGTTTATTGTTTGAACAAAGAAATTTAGATTTGGTGCTCTCTTTAATGTAAATTTAAAATTAAGAGGAGAGAGCATATTAAGCATAGTTTGAGTACTCATTGACCACTCACTGATATGAAATAACTATGCTATTTATTCCAGATATATTTGCTATTACCACAATCCCATATACGATCATATCTGGATGCTTTCATAATTTCCCATTCAGTTAATGATTCATCATAACCAACTAGTTCTTTTAGTTTATGTTTTTGAAATACAACTCTGGAATATAGTTTGTGTGGATTTGATCTATTAAAGTACCAGTAATTTGGTACAGAGTCATTGATACGAGTAAAGCCACAATTCTCATAGACTTTACCATTACCAAATCTACGATCTGAATATGTAATAATAGATTGTGGATCTTTTAATTTCTTAAATGCTTCAAATAGTTTGGATGCACCACCAATAATACTAATACCAGATTTGCAAGTCATACGAACACATTCCCATTCATATAAGTTATTAAATCTGGCTTTACCCATAGAGAGTACTTGTACTAGTTCATCATTATACTTAAGACCCAAATGACATGATGCGCCATGATGCCCATGTAAATGATTAGTATCATTGAATGTCTTTGCTTCTGCTGAAGTTAATTCAACCACAATACAGTTTCTAGCAAAGACTCGTTGATTGAGATTAAGTTTACCTTTAATTAAAGATAATACTTTTGTTAAATTATCGGATTCAAATACTGTAATTAAATCATATCCAGCATCAGTACATGCTTTTAATTTATCTAGATGATATGATCTAGTCTTAGCACCAGTAAATTCAGAATGCCAATATAAACCACAATATTCTACTGCTAGTTTAGCATCATCACATACTAAATCCAATTCATATGGTGTAATAATAGACCTATCACAAGATCGCCAAGTTTTATCTGATAAAGCATTTAATTGTTTAAATAGAAATTCCTCTGTAGCAGATCTTAATGGATCAATTATTTCTATATTATATTGTTTTAGTGCTTTGCGTAAGGTATTAATACTAAGATTAAATCTCTCTTGTAGTCCAGCAATTGATTTAACTTCTTTATAAACAGATTCTAGTTCTTCTTTACTTGGAATCAAATCATTCCAAACTCGTTCTTTACCATCTTTACACGCTTCAGATAATGTTTTAATTTCTATGTTATGATATTCAAGCCAAGTGTAAATTGTTTCTTGACCAACACCAAAAATTAATTCCAATTGTTTAATTGATTTATTTTTATAAAGATTCTCTAATTGAAACTTATCTGGAATTTGAATCTTTTTACGATTATTAGCTTCAGTAGATGCTTGCTTATGATCTTTACGAGTAATATCATA